AGCAATAACAGTTGCTCCGTCTGTTCCACCTAGCCATTGATGAGCGATGCCTGTTGGTGTGCCTATTCCTGTAGTAGATTTATAAGTTAGTTTAGAACCGACAGCCGAGCCACCGATTAAGAGAGGAGTTGTGATGTCTGTTACGAATACAGGAGAGGTTAGGGGGGCTTTTAATCCTAGTTGTGATTGTATTCCACTTGTTACTCCTTTTACATAAGCTAATTCTGTGAGTGAGGGATAAGTAGCTGTAGCTAGTGAAGCTATTGTATCAGTGTCATTAAAATAAGCTATTTCATTGATTGTGCCTGGACCGACAGTTCCACCATCACCTTTAAGACTTAATAATTGCCAGTAAGTTGTGTCTGTTGGTAAATTATTTGTTGTTGCTTGAATAGCAACATAAGATGAACCATTATAAGAAACACTATCTCCTAGGCTATATGTGGTTAGACTACTATAAACACCTTTAGGTGTTACCCCTCCAGTAAAGTTAATGTGAACAGGATTATTTACTAATTTTACTATTTTAAAATCACTCATATTAGTTATAAATCAAAGTTAAATAATCATTCCATACTTGGTCAAATATTCCTGTGCCAGCAAAAAGAATAGCCATACCAGAAGTTTCATCTAATCTCTTGACTCTCCAGACAGCACTTGCTTCAGATGAGCCAATTTCTGCTTCACCTATGTAGGTATAGACACCAGCCTCAGCGAGGCGGAGGGTGAGAGTAGCGTTAGCGTTGGCGATTCTATCTAAATTAGTATTAGCTCTTTCCCCAATACCTCCACCTCCACCAGAAACAACTATTGAGATATTTTTAATTGCCTTAATCAGTTTCTCAAACTTGCCACTTAAAAAATCGTAATCAAATTCATTCTCAGGGACTTCTAGCTTGATTTCCTTAACTGCTTTTTCAAGGTTAAGAACCATCTTTTTAAGCTCGTCAATCGGAAATTCAGGAATAGTCTGAATAGCATAAAGAAGTTCATTTATTTGAACCTCGTTTAGTGAAAATTCGGATGGAAACTCAGGGATTTTTACCTCCTTAATCGCCTTGATAGCTTGTTCTACTTTGACTAATTGAGCGGAGAGTTGGTCTAGGGGAATATTTACTATCGTGTCCTTACTATTAACGCTGTCTGTGAGGCTCTGTAAGCCACGTACGAGCGTTTCAAGTTCAGATTCGTATGTTTTAATCTCTTTAACATTTATGCTCTTTAAAACGCCTTGTATGCCTCTTAATTTATCGCCTAAATCAGCTATCTGTTCAAAGATAACTAAAGATGGTTCGTTCTCAAGGGTTTCTAGTTGTTTTAAGCGTTTTGCTTTATCCATATTATTTAAAACTTTCTCTCATTCTTGAAATTCTTGGTTTCAAATCCTTAAATCTCATTCCGTAATATTGTTTTAACTCTGCCTCAAGGCGTTGTTCGTCTAATTTAAGGACTTGTAGGGTGGCTGACTGGGGTTGTTTTACTCCATACCAGCTAATAGCCATTTTAATTGGTAAAAGTTGATGGTAAGGACTAGCAAATCCAGGTGTTTTAGTGGTGTCAGAGGTAGCGAATGAGGAAATCTCTCTATCAAAATATACCTTTAAACCATTAGTTGAGTTATAATTAGGAGCGGCAAACAATTCAATCGTATTATTAACCAAAGTGTAATATTCTGGTTGTGCGTCTTCCTCTAAGAACTCATCAACAGCCATTCCTATCATTTCTTTAGTTAAAGGTTTGAGTTCATACCACTCTCCATTAGAATCCATTAATTCTACTCTTTGGATAGTCAAAGCCTCACTTGGCAAGGCATATCTTGCTGTGCCACTTACTAAGTCAGTAGTAGCCATTGGTAAATCCGTAAAATTAGAATCATCATACTGCCAATTACCAGTAGCCGAAAAGATTAAATGCCAAATCCTACTAGAGTTATCGTTAGCAAGAGCGGTAGCTTCTTTTAATTTAGTTGTATCACCACTTACCGAGGCGTAACCGCCATCAATTAATCTTTCGAACTCCTGTATTACGCCATTAAGGTTTGTTGTGTCGCTATATTTCATATTATTTTCCTAAAGCGATTGCCCCACAAAAGAGTTTATCGCTGAATCTTTGTTTAAAAATGTCTTTATTTTCTTCTCTTATATTAGGATTTACGAAACAACACTTAACCCCCTGAACTTCACAAGCTAAATAAAAGCTTTGTATCATTACGCCAGCATCTAAATAGGGCATAAAGTCTTTTTCAGCAGGGCTTCCGTAGGCTTCCATATCGGCTAATAGTAAAACTATCTTATCAGCTCTATGAACCCAACCAGCACCGCCTACTAATAAACCTCCTAATAATTCTTTTTCTGTTCTCTCTGTGATTATTTTATAACTAACACCTTTTCTATCACAGCTTGATGGTGAAGTTTCTACAAGGTTTAAAATGTATTCCATTTCTTCTACTGGTTCTCCGCTAAATACCCTCCCTGATTTTCTGTTTTTAAATATTGTTTGTAATTTAGCTTTGACATCATCAGTATAGTGAATCTCTGGTTCGTATTGCCCCATCAGCGATAATTTTTTTTTAGCTTGGTGGGCTAGATACCGCTCTTGATATGTCATATAAGTTTAAATATTGGTCTACTATCTTTCTAACATCGTGATGTTCTAAGATATATTCCCTGTTCTTTTGTCCTTGCTCCTTACTATATTTTTTAATCTCTTCTTCAAGGTTTATATCAAGTCTAGCGTATTCACCAGCGACATTACCTTTTAATTTAGAGAAGTCGTCTAGGTATCCATCACCTCTAGCCTCCCAATAGGGTCGATTATCCCAAGTGATTACGTTTCTTCCGCAACTCATAGCTTCTAAAGCTCCCCTACCAAGACTGATTACTAAATCGGCTTTATTAATCGCTTCAAAAGAGTTGTATTCGTGTCTGTTAAGTCTGATGGTCGGAATAGAAAGCGTTAAAGGGTCTTCGGTTATATCTAAAATAAGTTCTGGTTTATCGTGTATTTCGCTAGTTGGTTTAAAGAGTTCTGTGTCTATTGGGTTTTTTATGATGTGCTTTAATCTATATTTCTCTGCAACATTTTCATTTACAGCCACATAGACATCAGCTCCTTCAACTGGTCGTTCTAATTCAGGAACAGTGCCGTGAGAAGTAAAGATTTTAAATTTAGCATCTACAAATAAGCAAGTATTGTGATTTATTAGAGCTAGGTCATACCCCTGGGGGTTGTCGTCTATCATATCAGCAAGCATATCGCTTACTATTCCTTTCTCGTGGGTAAATACCCCAACCTCGTGACCTCTCCGTTTAAGTTCTTGAGCCATTGTATAGACCCAAGTTTCACTCCCTCCTAATCTTGCTAAGTGATTATTTGTTAGGAGTATCTTCATCTTTTTTAATATCTTTTTCAGTAGCCTCTTTATCTTGTTTCATTCGCTCTCTTAATTCTTCTAAGCGGTCAGCGATTTGGATAAACCAACCTTTCTTTTCTTCACTTACCTTAGAAATCTGCTCGAACTCTCCCATTTCCTCTTTCTCTACTAACTTTAGAACAAGCGGTCTAGCTTTTTCATCAATACGAGCATATAAACCCATATTCTTGTTAAACTCTTGCTCTAGTTTAGTTATTTCATCAGTGATGGCTTTCTGGCGCTTAGAAATCTCTGACTTTTCATTTAATAAGGTGGTGATTTTTTTGTCTTCAATTAATATTTTTCTCATATTTATAGTTTGTTATATGCTTTAACCCATTTATTAGCGTGCTTTTTAATGTGATAGTTCTTAAGCACATATTTTTTAGCTTCCTTACCCATCTTTCTGCGAGTGTCCTTGTCCATTAGTTTCTCAACAGCCTCTAACCAACTCTCGTCTTGTTTAACGAGAAGCCCATTAGTTCCGTCTATATCTTTCTCGTAAGGGGCATCTGGAAATGAGGAGGCAATAACTGGTATTTCACACATCGCTGCTTCAAGGAACTTAACATTAGACTTAGCCTTGTTAAACTCGCTTTCTCTGCGAGGGATAATCATCATATCTAACCTCAACTCGTTTAGGGTGGTGAAGTAATCAGTCATTTCAACCCAACCAACGTGTTCTAAGTTTTTAAGTGAATCCCAAAACTTATACTCTTTTTTATGAACCTTATTAGTTTTAGGGTTTATCTTTCTTAGCTTATCGCTATGTAATCCAAACATTACTAATTGGACTCTTGGGTCTTCGCTTAACTTTTTAATCTCATCCTTGATAATGTCAAAGTCGTGGTAATAAGCAGTTGAGCCGACAATGCCTATTCTTACTTTCTCCCCATCGTTTCTTAAAGGAGTATCCCAATCGCTAGGATTAACACAATTAGGAAGCACGACTACATTAGGGTTTATCTCTCGGTATTCTTTAGCTAGATATTCAGTAGAGGCAGTCACTAAATCACAGTTCCTTATAAAGTTATTAATGACATTATTCTTGTGTTCTACATTTTGTTTAAAACCCTTTTCGTCTAGTCCGTAAAAGGCGTGAGTATCATCCATTTTAAAAGTGTCATCATTATCAAAGACTATTTTCTTGCCCATTTGTTTAAGGGCGATAGCGGTGCGGTGATGCCAATCTGTATCGGCTCTATGAAAGACAATAATATCAGAGTTCATCATTTCAGCCATTTGTAATTGAACGTCTTTTAAATCTCTCTTTAAACCGATGTGATTACCAGACCAACCATTCTCTAACATAGGGAGAAAACAGCGGACATAATAGCACCCGAGATACGCTCCTCCAACATAGTAAACTCGTTTATACATATCTAGATTTTTTTAACCCCTTGATTAATCTCTGAGTTTTTTTGGTATCCATGAGCCACAGCAGGTCTTCCAACTGATACTCCAGGATACTTTTTGGCAAAATCCTCGGCTGTAACTTCTTTCCCTGTATTAGGGTCAATAAAGCCATATATGTTTTTGTTAATGTTGATTTCAACTTTTGGCATACTTTTTGCTTTCAGTCCTGGGGAATAAGGGACTTACTCCTACCCCCCAAGCAAAATATTAAATTAATAAATTGAAAACTACTGTGAACTAACTACTACTAGTTACTCTTAGCCTTAATCCATACACCAGAAGTATCACGGTTCTCGATGACACCGAAGATTAAATCGGCAACAACTAGAGTTCCAAGATGCTGTAAGATGTAGTCAGATTGTAAGCGAACCTTGTTAGGACCACTCATACCTGCTGGATTAGCACAAGCAAATGCTAAAGCACTCTTATGAGCTAACATACCATCACGATGTCCTAAGTAGACACCTAAGCGAGAAGTTTGAACTACTGGGATACCATAAAGGCTACCAATAGCACCCTTCAAGATTGGGTCAGCACCCATAGTGTTCTGAACTACAGAATATCTATCGATACCCTGGATTTGATTCCAGATAACGTGTGGGTGTAAGAAGAACGCTCTGTTAGAAGCAGGAACGTTGGCAATATCCAAGTAAGCAATAGCAGCTCTGATATTAGAGTCAGCTACGGCAGTATCTGAAGCACCAACGGTTTGAGAGAAGCCACGGCATAGGTTAAGTAAAGCATCTTCCAAAGCAGCAGCTACAGTGTAGCCAGCATTTTCAGCATATAAGGATTGAGCCTTATAAGATGTCTTAAACTTAGAACCTACCGCATCTTCAATCATAAACGCTACGTGGTAGTGTTGATTGATAGTTAAGGTAACTTTACTATCGGTGTTATCCGAAAGAGTTACTTCAGTTGCCGCACTCTTAGAAGTAGCAGACATTTGAGTAATATTCGGAAGGTAAACAATGTTGCCACCATCAGCAACTTCGCTAGACCAGTCTTCAAAGAAGCTGGCAGCTTTCAAATCCGCACGAAAGAAGTCATTAACTCTATTCGCCCATTTTGCTGGGATTAACATTGCGGAATCTGTGGTGTCGAAATGATTTGAGCCTAAAGTCATTCATTTTTATTTGTCACAGTTAGTTTTCAAAGAACAGACTAAAAATTACATTCCAATAGCTTTGCGGTGTTCTTCTTCTGTCATACCGACTGCATTTACAAGGTCTACGCCTTTATAAACGCCAGCCTTCCCTGAAGCTCCAAGTTGAGCTTTCTCTTTTCTTTCCGCTTCCTTTACATTTTTGTAATAAGAGTCGATAAGGGGGTCTTTCATCGCATCGTTTAAGGACAAGCCTTTAGCTTTTGCGACAACAAACGCTTCTTGTATAACTGATTCGGGAACTCCTCTAGCTATCAGTGCGACTTCTTGACGTTGTTCATCTGATAAACTAACTGGAGAATTATCTTTTTTAGTTTCGGCAGTTAATTCTGCCTTTTTTCTCCAATGCTCTTTTTGAGCTTCTAGCGTTGCCGCTTTCTTTTTAAGAGCATCGTAATCCTCTAACGATGGAGCATCGTCAGCGATAGTTTCTTCAACCTCGTTGACTTCTTGAGTTTCCTCAACGGTGTCAATTACCTCTTTTTCATTTTCTTCCATACGAATATGTGGGAGTTTAGTTCCCTTTAATTTAAAGTCATTTAAGTCGGGTTTAGTCCCTAGACCTGTTAGTGGGTCAATCTGTGGGAGGGAGCGACTTGAACGCTCCTGTATACCTTTCTCCCTATTTCCAAGATTCCTTTTTTAATTCTTCTTTAGCTCCGCTTCTTTCTAACTTTCTAATGGCTCTTAATACCTTGTCGTTAGCCTTTTGACTTGCTATTACCTCTAGGGCAATTCTTTCTGCTGACAGACCATCAGTCTTAATACTTAAAGGTTTATCTTCTAACTCGGCTTTAAAGAAAGCCTTAATCTCTTGCCACTCTATTGATTGTAGAAATGAGTTTGTCATATAAAATGGTTATCTAAGAAAGTTGTTTAGCTTGAGCTAAAAGTTTATCCGGTTGCTTTTGTTCTAATGAATTCATTGAGCCACCCTCTTGAACTGCTTGCTGTTGCTTAGGAGTTAGCTTCCAAGGGGAAATACCGTTATCCTCTAGGTATTGTTTAAATCCTGGAACATCTGTGATAGCAGGGTTAGCTGCGGTCATTTGTAAAGAGTTGAAGTAAGTGTCGTTCTTAGCCGCCTTGTCTACACTCTCATCAGTAGCCATCATCTTAAAGCCCCACTTAAAGTTCCAGAAGTTCTCATCTGGTCTTATCCTGCGACCTACATTCTTTATATTATCAGAGATAGTAGTTCTAATCTGTTCGGCTACTTGATTGTCTACAACCTGTCCGTTTAAGATAGCTTCTATTTCCATTCTACTAGCTAAGTTCTTATCGTATTCCTCTACGTCAGCTTCGTCTTCTGCCATCTCAATAACCTCAGTCTTTTTCCAGTCCTTTACTAAGGTCGGGAATATGTCAGTCATTAAGAGTTCAGATATTCTTTCAAAGATATTCTGTCGATAATTCTTAAAGGCGGTTACTGCTCCAGCGTTTACTACTGCTAAACCTCTAAAGGTTGTGTTAGATGGACTTGATTCGCCTTGTATGATTTCAGGTGTTAAACAAATGCGGTCAGCCTGTAAGTTAATAAGGTTCATCTCTTGAATAAATTGAGATAAGCCAGGGTTTTGAATACCGATTTGCTCTAATGTTGAATCAGGAATAATCTGCCCGTTGATAGCACTCGTTAATACATTACCAACAGCATCTGGGTTGTTTGTTCTAAGTAATAATAGGGAAGCAATATCGCCAGCTACAGCGTTTTGATTTACAAGTTGATTAACTCTTTCCTGTAAAGAGAATAATCTCTCTGGCACACCAATTCTTAACCATCTACCCTTATAGATTCCAATATGAAAGTCTACATAAGGGGTTTCATCTAAATCTTCTTCCCAAAATATAGTCTTACCTTCGCCCTCTCCAAATCCGATTCGTTTGATGAGTTGTGGCTTACCTTCCTCGGCATAGAACCCTGTGAACTCCCAGACTTGAAAATCCTTTTCTTCTTTATGTTTGTTTAAAAATTCTTCAACACCATCCCAGACATCAGCATAGTCCCACATTTCTTTACGGGATAATTGGTGAATCTCTACAACATCGGTGTCTTTTATAAATTCAGCTCTCTGGTCAAAGTATAGATTCTCTAATCTAACTTCCTTAATAATAGTCTTGCCTTTTACTTTATGCTTTTTCCAAACTACCGAGCCATAAGTTGACAACCCCTCTGCTAAGTCGTTTAAGATTTGATAGAAAGCGTTATCGTCAAACCATTCTCTTACTTTCTTTCTTAAAGCCCAAGCCTGCCAGAAATTCATCTCTCCCAACCCGTAAGGATAGAAGTCTTTTGTATCGGGGGAAATAAGCTTTCCAAAATGGGTAATGCGGTGATTAATTATATTCCAGAAAATACCATCTTCTCTCTCTAAGAACTTGTCGTTCAGATAGAAGTTTATTCTCCTAATTGTTTCTCTTTGGTTAAAAAGAATCGGGCGGATATCTTCCGAACCCTCTACAAACTCAATGTTGTCAGACTTTGAGCTGTTGATTATCCCTCTTACTACAGTAGAGATGTCTTTGTTTTCCATATTATCTAAATGATTTTATCGGGGTAAGTCCGTTAAAAATGTTTGTTCTTGGTTGATATGAATCAAGCCCGTATCTAATCGCATCCATTGAGTGGTCAAATCCTCCCTCTGGGACATTGATTATCTTTCCACTTTTATCCATCTGCCAAAAATAGTTTTTATATTCTCTATGGATGTTGTGGCTTCTTGAGGTGACACTTATCTTTTGGTCTTGAACGTATTGAATACCCTGATTAATTGAGTCCTTTCCTTTAACGCAAGGTAAAATATTTATTCCATAGTTTCGTATTTCATCTATGCTTTTAGGTTCTGCCGAGTCAGCTATTACTAAGGCGTTATCTACATTCTTTAGGACATCAGCTATCTGCTTATTAGATAGCCCTTTTTGGTAGGTTATCTCATCGAGAATAAACCCTCCGTTGTATTTATAAATAGCCACGATTGAGGTGGGGTCATTAGAATATCCAAAGTCTACACCGTATCTCTCTAATCTAGCCTCGTGTGGTATTGAGTCAATGAAAGCCCAATCTCTGTAAATCTTTCTCTCTAATGAGTAAGGCTCACCTAACCACTTGTGTTTATATAGAGCAGGTCGTCTATCTCTATCATCTTCCATTTCTAACCTGATAACCTCAGGCATCATTCCGTATTTGAGGGCTATGTCGTAATTTACATTTATGATTAAGGTATTAGGTCTTCCCTCTAAGACTAATCGTTTATGAACTGGGTCTTCCTCTAGTAATCGGTTGTAAGTGTAAATGATTTGCGAGCCATCTTTTCTAACAGTAGGGGTAAGAACTTCTAAACTCTTTTCTGATACGGTCTGAGCTTCCTCTACCCAAGCTATATCAATACCTTCAATAGATTTAATGCTCTGCTCGTTATTCCACAAACCTTTAAAGATAAAGTCAGAACCATTTACAGTATTTATGATTGAGTTGTTGGTAAGTTTAAAATCCTTTAATCCGTATTCTTTTATAAGGTCAGATAGTAATTGGTAAGATGAGTCAGCGATTGAGTTTTGAAACTCTCTAAAACAAGCTACTCTTAATTTCTGTTGTCTAGCACGTATTAAAAGTATTCTTGCGACTGTATGAGATTTAAGAGAAAACCGCCCACCATATACTGCTGCCTCTCTCCAGTCTTTATCAAACAGGGGCTTGAACTCCTGTGGTATTTGAATCGTTGTTTCCATTTAAGAATTTTACTAGGACTGGTTGTAATGCCTCATCGTTACTTGTAATGTCTGTCTTTTGTTTAAAGTCTTTATCTTTTCTTTCTAAATACCATTTAGCAGTTTCTTTATCATTTTTAATTTCAATAGCCTCTTTTATTACCTGTTTTGCTCTATAAGCGGTCTGTTGCTTTAATAATTCTTTACGCTCTCCAAAGTCAGGATTATCCTTAATGTAATTATATAAAGTTCCTTCCGAAATATTAGCCAAGAATACCGCTTGTCTATCGGTTGCTCCATTTAAAAAAGCCTCCTCTAATTTTTGTAGGACTTCATCGTCTACTATATGTGGTCTACCTACTTCTGCCATTTTATTTATTTAAAAATTCTTTTATCTTTATCTTACAGAACTGGCATAACTCAAACTTACTATCTAAGGTAAAGTCATTCCAATCAAGAAAGTGCTTACCTTCAGTCCAGCTTTGACATTCTCCTAAACATAACTTAGCCCCACAGTTAGGACAGTATCTATAATTGTGATTACACTTTAACATCCTATTTCTTTGCTTTCTTTACCTGTTTATAAATCTTTTTAAACTCTCTGTTTACTCTAGCAGGAGTTCCGACTGCGTTAGGTTTCATTATAGAACCATCTTTAGCTTTAGTTCCTATCTTATGAAAGATTTGAGTAGCTTCTTTCCTTATAGCTTGGTTCTTAGCTCTCTTAGCTTTTATTGCTTTTAACATTTTATGAAAAGTTATCTTTAAATATTTGAAATAGATTTGCCTCTATTGTTTGTATCGTTTGGTGTTTTAGGTCTAGGTCGTTAGCCTCATTTGTAATTTCTAGGATTTCGTGTAAGACTGCAGATATTTTATTATCATCAGTCATATCTTCCTTTATCAGTATCGTTTGTCTAAAAAAATCTGTGCTTCCGTAATCAGCTAGACCTTTAATGTATTCAACCTTAAAAACCTTTCCTCCTATCTTGAGTTGTGTTTTAGTTTTCATAACAACGCCACCTACAAGAATTAATTACTTTCTAACGGACTTACTTGGCTTGTCAGTATATACGTACTCAGACACATTCCGTGCCAAAGACTCCTTAAGTGGCGTGGTTTTAAAAATTATTGCTTTTCAAAGTAGCTCTCATCCCACACTTCCATTCCTTTACTAGCTACTACTTCATTTCTTATTGTCTGGGTGCTATTCTTTAAAGAAACCAAAAGCCCCTTCTGGGAATGATTTCTTAAGGGGTGCGAAACGGGTTTGGTTGTTTCTTTTTTATTCATCAAAGAGATTTTACCTCTTAAATTATTC